ATTTGATTAATCATTTTGATTTATATTTATTTTTTTAACAGGTTGTTTATTAGTTTCTTCATCGGTTAAATCAGAGTCAGTGTCTTCAACTTCTCCCCCAGACATACCATCAATAGATTCACTCCATTCTGGCCACAGTATCCGATATTTATTTCTAGCATTTTCGGCATAAAAATCTAATCCTTTTCTGAGAATGATTTCTGTGTCAATTACCTGTTTGATAGCACCGCTAAGAAGCTGACACCATCCGTATCTCATCCTAGAATAGCGACGATCAGGCGACCGGGATAACTCTTTAGTTCCCCCTTTTGATTCTAATCCTGGGAAGAAATAGGTCGGGAATCCAGGGATAATTAGCTTGTACCGGCATTGCAAAAGAGTATCAATTAGCCCTGTTAAATCAGAGTTAAAATTAGCCATTTTACGAATATCTTGCCCAGGATAGCTGAGAATATGATCGGTTATAATGCCACTTTTTCTACGGATTTCTAATTCTCGCTCATAAATTCTTTCTTGCTCGGTAGAAATACCTGGCATAATATGCAGAGTCGGAGAAACTCCTAAGTCATTAGATGCCCTAATCAAATTATCAAAAGCCTGTTTAACGTCAGCCCAAGCATCTAAAGAAGCTAACCAAAGAGAGCGACCATAAAGAAAATCAGGTTCATGGCGAATATGACAGATTTTATAGGGTTCAAAAAAATAATCAGGGTCAGACTCCGAGACATATTTTCTTTGCTCGAAACCAATTAGTTCCCCTTGATCTGTTTCTTTTCTAAACATCTCAAAGGTAGGTAAATAAAGAGTCTTTGCTACACCAAAATCTTTAGACTTGTTGGCAGATAACCCTTCTCGTTCAATGCCCAACTCTAGAAAACATTCTCCTTTCCCTAATGCCCATCTTAGGGCTTTCTTGAGTCTATCCCCACCAATCATGTAGGTTGAAAAATTCTGCTTTCTTAACCTAATATCTTCTGCAATGGCAAATACTTCTGAGTTAATAGGAGTTTCTTCATCATCAAGGGTTTTGGCTACTACCCATCCCTGATCGTCTCCATCATCAGACGCAAAGGTATCAGAAGCGGCCATGTCAAGGGCGTGGATGACTTCATAGCACCATTGATTAAGTTCGATTAATTCTCTTGATATTCTCGGATCACGGATAGGATTTTCCGTAATCTCCAAATCGTACCGACGTGATACTGACACGATACCAGGTGAAGTAAGGGATCGCTGAGAGCCTCTTAATTTGTCATCCTTTTTCTTCTTTTTTGCCATTAGAACTGCCATGTACTATTTCTATGATATAAGAAAACAGACCATTTTGTTGATGGTCTGTTTTAAATCACCCAAGGAGAAATCTAAATATTAAAAGAATCTAGCAAATGTTCCATCGCTCCGCAAAACTTTTCTTTCGTCAATGTCGTCACTGCAAAAAAATAAATCGGTAGTTAACGCTTCCATTAAAGCCTTAGCCGCACCATTAGATATTACAATTCCCACTTTTGAAGTCACATCCACTACATACCAATCCTCTAGGGGACAGTGAGTAATTGTAATAATCTCGTAACAGTTAACAAATTCTCTATAACCTTCTACTGTCTCTAGAATTAACGGACGAAATTCTTTTTTCATGATGACCTCTAGTCTTAACTAAATATTACAGGCTACTTTTTGAATTGTCAATATCTTGGATAAACTTTAAAGCCCTTTCATAATATCGGTTTCTTTCGGCTAGTCCATTTGTACCACCGTTGACACGACGGGTAATTTGTTCAACGGTTGCCCCACGGTCACACAACTCATTCATTTTGTTATTCATCCACCAAAACCCAGATGGTAAAAATAAATATCTTTCGCTGACATACGACCACCCCTGCATAACACGCTGATCGTCTATATAGTTAGCAAATGCCTGATAATTGGCTTTGCCAGTCATTTGAATAGCATCTACACCTCTGAACTTTTTGCCGTCACCAGGTCTGGTATTCCCTAAGTCTTTTCGTCCTTCATAATTTGAGCCGTCGTGGATTTCTACCATAAATCTTAATCCGGCTGATTCATGGGCTATTTGGCTTAAAAAATGTCGAACTCTTTGTACTGCGGTAATGTCAAATCTCTTAAGGCACTCATCTAATTTTTGAAACTGAAAATCAGTAATTTTATTGTTAAGCCTGTCAAACACACCCTCAACCTGATCCTTGCGGACTACAGGAGGATAAGGGTCGTTAAAGTGACCAACAAAAGCGTACCAATTAAATTTACCCTCAATCGGGGGCTTTATTTCTAGCAAATAGTGATTTTTTTCTCTTTTGACAATCTGATTATAAATCACTTTTTGTCCAGCTTTAATTTGGATTGTTCTAAAGTCTTGGGGAAGACTTTCGGAACTGGAGTCTGTTAGGTGCGATTTTAGAATAGTGTTGCGATTCGCTACTAGAAATTTCATGGTAATTTAGTTAGTAAAATTGACAATTCTGTTAAGATTTATGTTCAAGTATTCCGATTCGTATATCAAGTTCTTCCTGTTTTCTGCGAATTGCTTCTATTTGATCAGAAATAGAAGAGAAAGTTTCTTGTTTGGCTTTAATAAGACTTATCTCTTTGTCAAGTTGCGCTGTTAATGTAGTCAGTTTTTCTATTCCTGTTGATAGTTTCTCAACCATTTTCTCTAGTTTTTGTTCAAGAGATTCCATCTTCTTTGATGTTTTCTCGAAGGTTTCGTGATCAAGTTCTTTGGCCTGTGATTTAGTATTTTTTGAAAACATACTAAGTAATGCTATTACAATAGCCGCAACAGTGCCAAGATCGTTAAAATTTATTTTTAAATCGTGATTCTCGACGTAGGGGGGATGGCTTTGGTTGGCAACAGAAATATAATACATGGCAGAAGGGAAACATCAATAAAACTATTCTACAGTTTTTACTGGCATTCATGAATTGAAATTAATTCTTTAGAAAAAATTAGCTTTGCTTTGGAGAGCTTAATAAAAAGTCATTCCCAGGCATGAAGTTACCAAAACTGGGGATATTGCCAAAATTTATAGCATTATTCCAAGTGTTTTTACAAGTACTGTAGGTTTTATCGCATCCAGCAGTAAGGATTACGCCATCGTGGGTAGCTACGGAACCAGATGCTTCAGTAAACAACTGAATTTGAGTTTTACCTCCAAATATTGAAACAGTTCGGTAAATTGCGTAAGTAGCTGATTTATTTGCTCCGTCTGTAAATGTGCATTTTCCCCAAGCAAGATTTTGATATTCTCCCCACACCTCAAAGTCTCTCCGACTACTAACACCAGCAACCTGAGTCTCGTAAAATGGTACTTGTTTACGGCATCCTGAGTTATCACCGTTATCCTGTCCAAAAGCCCATCGGCAAAAAGGTGATGTTTTTTCATCTCTACTTTGCCTTAAATTAATACTAGAGGCAGTAAGATTTTCAAGCGTATAGCTTTCGCCACCAAGTGATTTAATTTCTCCCACATAACCTATTTGTATTTGCTCATCTGGAAGATCCAAAAGTGAATTAGGAGGATATTGCCAATCAACAATTGCTGTGATAATTCGAGCTTCTCTAAATTTATCAGAAAAAAGTAAATTTTCGTCAATATTATCACTAAAAGCACCTCTGTATTCTTGATTATCCGATTGTATTCCTAATTGCTTTTCTATTGCAGTCGGATCAAGAGCTTGCTTTGCTCGAAATACTACCCCACCAATTGTTAAGTCTTGGGAAAAATTTGTATAACCAAGCTTTTCTCCGTTTGTAAGTTCAATTAAAACGCAATAACACAGCGTTAAAACAGGATTTGCAAAAGAATCTTCTAACCCTGAATCTTGTTGTATTCCCTCAGTAAATCTCCTTATCTGTAATTCTCCAAGTGAATAAATTTGTAAAGAGGTTTGGTTTTGGTAGCTCAAAGAGACAGAGTTGAATCGGGACAAAATTGATAAATTGTTAACTAAATCAGGATAACGAAACGTGGATCCTGAACCCCTAGCACACAACCACAAGGCAATCAGATAATCAATATTTTTTTGAGATAAAGTTCTTCTTTGCTGTAAAGAGCTAATGTCAGAGGGAATATTTCTCCGAGAAAATCTTTTTCTTTCTCCACTAGATAAGCTA